TGGTGGCCCGAGTTCGATTCTCGGTACCCGCTCCAATGGAAAATAAAGAGGTACAGCATTTTACTGTATCTCTTTATTTTATGCTTTGGCGTAATTTTAGCGTAAATGATAGTAAAAAATTAAAACAAGTTATCTAATTTTTGACTTGCTTTTTTATCTTCTTCTGAAACTGCATGTAAATAATATGCAGAAGCTGTAGCTGGTAAATGTCCCAATCTATTAGCTATTGTTACAATATCTACACCTTTTGAAGCTAATATACTTCCATTTGTATGTCTTAAATCATGTAAAGTAATGGGTTTTAAATTGTGGCTTTTTATAAATTTTCTCCACATTTTTGTGTAGGTAGTGGGGCAGTAATTAAATACTAGCTCGTTTTGTGGTTGATTATTGTAAATTTCTTTTAACTTATCAACTAATACTTGTGGTATTACAAATTGTCTAGTTCTTTTGTTTTTAGTTTCTTTTAATTTAGTTCCATTTTGTTTTATAATTTTATTTTGAATAATATGCATAATATTATTATCAAAATCAATATCTTGCCATCTAAGTCCTAAAACTTCGCCACGCCTTGCACCAGTATAGAACGAAACATATACCATAGTTTTAAAAGGTTCTTCTTCATTTTGTAAAGCTTCAAATAATAATTTTATTTCTTCATTGTTGTATATTTCTTGCTCTTTTTTTGGCTTATTGTAGTTTTTGGGTATAGTTACATATTTAGCAACATTTTCATGAAGATAATCCCATTGAATTGCTTTCTCTAAAATCGATGAAATTAGTTTTATATAGTTTTTTATTGTCTTAGATGACAAATTATATTCATTCAACAATTTATTGGCAAAATCTTGAACGTGAAGCCTTTTTAGTTTAGACAATTTGTATTTACCAAGTTCAGGTAAGATATATTTATTTAATTGATAGACATAATTTATAACAGTAGTATCAGATAAGTTATTTTTTGCGTATTTATCTATGAACATTTGAGAAAATTCCGTAAAAGTCATAGAATTTTGCCTTGAATAATTACCTTTTTCAACTTCTGCTACAAATAAAGCTAGTTTTCTGTTAGCTTCGCTTGGAGAAGAGGCATTTACGTATTGACTGTATCTTTCATTTTCGTACATATATTCTAATCTCCAACGATTTTTTCCTGTTTCTCTTTTTGTTCCTGCCATATTGAAACCTCCTTATAAAACAAGATAAGTATTGCTACTTATCTTTAGTATTATTTATTAATTTCCATTTTACCTACGTATTTTCCTAAAATCTTAATCGGTGTATTTTTATCATATACTTGTGTTTTAAAACTGTCATCATTTGATTGAGGTTCCAATATAATCATATCACCTTGTCTAGTAAATTTCTTTAACGTAGCATCATATCCATTTACTAAAACTACAGCAATTTCTCCATCGTCGACCATATCTTGTTTATGAATTAATGCAAAAGCACCATTTCTAACAACTTTATTCATACTTTCACCATTTACACGTAAGAAAAAGTGTTCCTCGGGATTTACTATTCCCATTAAATCTGGATCAAGTGGCAATCTTCCTTCGATACATTCTTCAGCCCAATTAGGTTGTCCAGCACTGATTTGACCATAAACAGGGCACATGTAAAATTTTTTATCTGATTCATCTATATTAGAAGTATTATTTCTTGCATCTGATTTGCCTAAAAGATAATCTGTTGAAACTCCAAAATATTCTGATAATTTTAAAATTGTGTCTGGATTCATATCTCTTTTTTCAGTTTCATAGTTAGATATTGTTTGTATAGTAACATTTAAAAATTTGGCAATCTTTTCCAAACTTTCTCCTTTTTCATTTCTTAAAAATCTTAATCTATTCATATAATCATTTCCTTTACATAATACATTTTTATTATACAACAAATTGTTTAACTTGTAAACATATTGTAAATTTTTTTCCTTAGAGTGTCAAGTGTTTTAAACAGAATGTAAAAATATTTTTAAAAAAGTATTGACAATCAACAAATTGTTTAATATAATAAGTTCAACAATTTGTTGAGGAGGTGCGAAATGAAAAAAAAGACATTAAAAGATTTAAGAGAAAATAAGAAGTTAACTCAAGAACAGGCATCAAAGATATTGCTTATAACAAAAGAATATTTATCAATGCTTGAAAATGGAAGTAGAAATCCTAGTGACGCTTTGAAAGAAAAAATGGCAAAATTATATGAATGTAGTATTGCAGATATTTTTTTAACAATTAATTCAACAAAACGTTTAGTAAAATAACCACGAACCGATACAAAGAGAGGAAGTGAAGAGATGGAGGAAAATAAATTAAACAAAGTAGAAATAATCAGAAAAAACAAAAAGACTAGCATAAAGATTAACGATCAAGAAATAAATTTTGTTGGGAAATATGCAATAACTCAAGACATTGATGTTGGGAATGGAATACCAATATTTGAAATAAAAATGGCTATAGATGAAAAAACTTCAAGTATAACCATTTAGAAGTTTAAGTTAAGGTTTAAATTTTGCGATAAAGTCAGTAATTTCAATTAGACCATTTTTAAAGCGATTTTCCATATAAACAATAGCTTCTGAGCGTAATAATACTTCTCCTGTAATCCAAGCTTCAATAAGAGAATTTTTCTTTAGCTCAGAAATTTCAAAATCAATATCTTGGTTTCCAAAAAGTTGAGATATTGAAGTTGTATCAAAAATTAATGCATTTGATTTTGAAATATTATTTTTTATACGAGAAAGATATTCTTTATATAACTGACATAAAACCTTATCAGTAGACTTAGTTAATATTACATTAGGCAATATAATCACCACCTTTCGCCAGAATTATATCAGGTGGAAATAAAAAAGTAAAGGAGATGAGAAAATGCAATGGTTAACATTAGAAGAAACAAAACAACGTTTTAGAGTAAAAGATAATAGAACAATAATAAATTTTACAAAGCAAGGTTTAAAATTCATAAAATTAGGAACACAGTACAGATTTGACTTAAAGGATATAGAAGAATTTGAGCAAAAATTAAAAAAAGAACAGCAAGAAAAAATAATTGAAATCTATCCAATTAAAACAAAAAGAAAATGTCATACGGTAGATATCGACTATGAAAAAAGAAAAATAAACTTAACTCAAAATAGAGTAGTAATTTAAGGAGGAAAAACAAATGAAAAACATTATTAAAGGATTGATATTTTGGATAATAGCATTAGCATTTATATTTGTAATGTTTACAACAGCAGAAGCATTATCAAAAGTAATAACAATGAGTATGATAATGAATTTAGTTTATGTATTGCTAGTAATTAGCGTTGTATACATATTAAAAAATATCTAAGAAAGGAAGTGAAAAATATGTTTAACAGAAAACAAAAAGAAATTGATAGTTTAAATGCAAGATGTGTTGAATTAGCAAGAATGGTAAGAAACTTAAAAAACGAAAATGCAGATTTAAGAAGTGAAATAGACGAAAAAGAAGACACAATCAAACTAGTAAATAAGTTAATGACAAGTAATCAATATGATAATAATCAAGTAATTAGAAATAAAATAATAGAGCTAACAAGCGACTACCAATCAATTTGTTAACTCCTCAAAAATATTTATATAAATACTCTCTTTGAATATTATAACACATTTTTTCAAAGAGAGCAAGGAAAGGAATGGAAAATGGAAAAAACGACAGGAATTTCAAGACATGTTGATGAACTTGGTAGAGTTGTAATACCAAAAGAGCTAAGAAGAAATCTAGGAATTGAAGAAGGAGACTTGATGGAAATTAGCTTAAAAGGACAAGATGTTATTTTAAAAAAGGTAAGCCAAAAATGTTGCACAGCCTGTGGACAAGCAGTGGATTTGAAAGATAGATTTTGCAGAAATTGTGGAAAGGAACAATAAAAATGGATGATGATGGAGACATATTCGCATTAATAAATGAAGAGTGCGAAATAAATGATAAATGGGAGGAAGAAAGATGCAGGAACTAATAGTTGTAAAACAATTACCTCAAATAGAGGAACATTTAAAGGAATTATCAGCAGAAATTGATAAAAAGGTAGAAAATGCAAAGAGTTTAGTTTGCACAGATGAAAATGTAAAAGCAATAAAACAAGTGAGAGCTGATCTAAACAAAGAATTTAAAGAAGTTGAACAACAAAGAAAAGTTGTAAAAGAACAAATATTAGCACCATATATGCAATTTGAAGAAATATATAAAACATACATATCAGATAAATATAAAAGTGCAGATAATGATTTAAAAACAAAAATAGATTTAACGGAAAATGAATTGAAAGCCAAGAAAGAGCAAGAAATAAAAGACTACTTTGAAGAATATAAAACAGTAAATAATATTGATTTTATTACATATGGACAAGCAAGAATAAATGTAACATTATCAGCAAGTATGAAAAGCTTAAAAGAGCAAGCAAAACAATTTATAGACAAAATAGTAGATGATTTAAAGTTAATTGAAACACAAGAACATAAAGCAGAAATACTAGTTGAATACAAACAAATATTAAATGTAAGTAATGCAATAACAAGTGTAACAAACAAATTTAAAGCTATTGAAGAAGAAAAGAAAAAAATAGAACAAGAAAAAGAACTTCAAAAATTTATTTTGAATACTGCAAAAGAGTCAGACAAATATAGTGAACAAACAATATTAAATGCACCAGTAATAGAGGAAAAAACAGAAGAAATTTTAACATTAAAATTCACAGTAAGAGGAACAAGAACAAAGTTAAAAGGATTAAAACAATTTTTAGAAAGTGGAGGTTACGATTATGAATAATGAAGTACAGAAAAATAATGAATTAATGGTCAAATTTGATATTGATGGAAATGAAATAAAACTAACACCAAGTATAGTACAAGAATATATAGTAGGAACAGATGCAAAAATAACAAATCAAGAATTTAAACTATTTACAGAACTTTGTAAAGTTAGAAAATTAAATCCGTTTTTGAGAGAAGCATATTTAATTAAATATAAAGCAGGAGTACCTGCACAATTAGTTGTTGGAAAAGATGCAATATTAAAAAGAGCAGTATTAAATTCAAATTATGATGGAATGGAAAGTGGAATCATAGTTCAAAAAGATGATGGAACAGTAGAAGAAAGACAAGGAACATTTAGATTAGGAAATGAACAACTTGTAGGTGGTTGGGCTAGAGTATTTAGAAAAGACTGGACACATCCTACATATTCAAGTGTAAGTTTTAATGAAGTAGCACAAAAAACAGGACAAGGACAATTAAATTCAAACTGGGGAAGTAAAGGAGCAACAATGGTTGAGAAAGTTGCAAAAGTAAGAGCATTAAGAGAAACATTTGTTGAAGATTTAGCAGGAATGTATGAAGCTGAAGAAATGCAACAAGAAATTCCTCAACAAGAACCAATTGAAGTACAAGCAGAAACAGAAGAGCAATCAGAAACAACCACAAAAGAGGTATCAATGAATGACATATAAAATTATATCAAGCTGCAGTACAGGAAATGCAACAATAATAAGAGACATAATTTTGATTGATTGTGGAGTTACCTTTAAGAAATTAGAGAAGTATTATAAGAAATTAAAAATAGTACTTCTCACTCACATACATTCAGATCATTTTAAGAAAGAAACAATAAAAAAATTAGCTCAGGAAAGACCTACTTTAAGATTTGCATGTTGTGAATGGTTGCTAAAACCTCTTTTAGAATGTGGTGTTGAAAGAAAAAACATAGATATACTTGAAATTGGCACGAAATACGATTATAAGTTGTTTAAAATTGTACCAATTAAATTATATCATGACGTACCACAATGTGGCTATAGGGTACTGTTTGACGATTATAAAGTAATATATATGACAGACACAAAAACAGTTGAAGGAATAAGTGCTAAAAATTATGATTTATATCTTATTGAAGGCAATTATGATGAAGATGAGATAGAAGAAAGGATAAAAGAAAAACAACAAGACTGTAAATATGTTTACGAATTTAGAGCAAAAGATAGCCATTTGAGTAAGCAACAAGCAAGTGAATTTTTATTAAATAACATGGGAGAAAATTCAGAATATGTATTTATGCATCAACATGTAGAAAGGTAAAAACGTGGTAGGAACAAGTAATAAAATAATAACTTATTTATTAGAACAAGCAAAAGACAAAGAATTTGAATTAAAAGAATATAAACCTAAAAGAAGCCTAGATAGTAATGCATATTGTTGGGTTCTGCTAGGAAAATTACAAGATAAATTGCGTATTCCAAAAGAAGAAATATACAGAGATCTAATAAGAAACATTGGAAGTTATGAAGTAATACCAGTCAAAAATGAAGCAGTTGAAAGATTTAGACAAGCTTGGAGTAAAAATGGACTGGGTTGGATAACAGAAACAACGAAAAGCAAATTAGAACGGTTTTACAAATGTAATTACATATTATGGGTCAAGTGTTTATAACACAGCTGAAATGGCCAAATTAATTGAATTATTAGTACAAGAATGCAAGCAGTTAGATATAGAAACAAAATCAGATGCAGAAATAAATAGTTTATTAGAAAGCTGGGATAAAAAATGATAGTAACTGATTTAAGTAAAAGTTTTCACCCAGTACCAAAAGAGAGTTGCCGAAAAAGTAGCCGAAATCGGTCGAATAAAACAAAAAAGTAATAAGTTAGCGAAATTAGAAAGAAATAGGTTTAGCATAATAACAAAAGATTTAGAACATTGTTATATATGCTCTAAAAAAGGAATTAAAGATATTCAAAAAGACGATTTACATGAATTGTTAGAAGGAAAAAATAGGCAAGTCAGTATGAAATATGGATTAGTAATACCAATTTGCAGAAAATGTCACAATTTAGTGACAAATGATAAAACTTTGCAGGATAAATTGCATAAAGTTGCACAAAAAGAGTTCGAAAAATACTATAAAACAGAGAACTTTATACAAATATTTGGACAAAGTTATTTATAAAAAATATTAGGAGGAACAAGAAATGAATAATAATTTTAAAATATTAATTGAATCAGAAGAAGATGGAGCAAAAATCGAAATAAAAGGAACAAAACCAAATTTAATGTCAGCATTAGCAAATTTAGTGTCAAATATGTTAGAGAAAACAAACTTATCAAAAGAAGAAATAAGCTATGCAGTGAAAGTTGGATTAATGTCAGATGAGGAGCTTGAAAAAGAAAAAAATCGAAATACAGAAGAGCTAAAAACAAAAGTAGAAAAACTAATTAAACAAATATTTGATTAAAAGCAACGGGGATAAGACATAAGTTTTATCCCTAATTTTGTACGAAAAAAGATTAAGGCAAACAAAGGAGGTAAAAAGTTGTGGCGAGAAAGAGAATGATAGATCCTAGTATATGGCAAAGTGAAGATTTTAGTAAGTTATCAACACTAGCTAAATTGGTTTTTATAGGTCTATTCTCTCTTGCAGATGACGAAGGAAGAGGAAGATGTAATCCAGTATATCTAAAGTCTACATTATTCCCTTACGAGGAAGGTATAAGAAGTACCGACATAGATAAAACCTTATCTGAGATAAGCTCTAATATGTCCGTAATCTTTTACTCTTGTGACGGAAGCAATTATTATAGCCTTTACAACTGGAATGTTTGGCAAAAGATAGATAAACCTAGTCCAAGTAAGATAGTAGAATATGACGAAAAAACAATGCAAAGAATATTCGGCGACGATTCGACGAACGTTCGACGAACGGTTACTCCTAATAAGAATAAAAAAGAAAAAGAAATAAAAGGAAAAGAAGAAAAGAAATTCGTTCCTCCTTCTCTTGAAGAGATTCAAAAATATATTCAAGGAAAGCAGCTTAAAGTAGATGCGGAACAGTTTTATAACTATTTTACAGAAGGAAATTGGATAGATTCAAACGGAAATCAAGTGAAGAATTGGAAACAAAAAGTTTTAACATGGAATGGATATTCAAAAAAAAATAAAACAAGAGAAAAAAACAGTTTTGATGAAAGAAAGTATGAAAGTTTAGATTTTTTATATCAAAATTTAAACTAAAGGAGAGTGAAACAAATGAATGAAATGAGTGAAGAAACAAGAAGAGAAGCAAACGAAAAAGTAGATAAAACCAAAAGAGAAATACAAGTATTGCAAATATTAAGTGAATATAAAGAACTAACAGCAAAGCAAATAGCGAGGTATATGGCATACAGAAATTATACAAAAGAGATAGATTACAACCATGCAAGGCCAAGATTGACATCACTATTAGAAAAAAGACAAGTATGTATAGTGGGCAAGGAATTAGACACTGAAACACATTGCAAGGAAGTAATATATCAAATAACAGAATTGGGAAAAGAGAGGTTAAACAATGTTTAAAGTAATATTAATAATTTTATTATGTGTTTGTGTCTTTGAAGCAGGAGTGATGCAAGGAGAGAAAGATACACTAGAAAGGGTTATGGATTATATAAAGAAAGCAAAGAATTGGGATGAATTTATGGAAAAGATTTCTGTTGAGTTCAATCAATACAATTTCAAGGAGTAGAAAATGATATATAAATATCCGCAGTTAAGTGGAATATGTAAAGAAGCACTAGAAAACAATTTGTGTTATGGATGCTCAAAATTGGAATTAGAACGGATTTAAAGGACAAGCAAAATGTGATCTAGTTCAAAGTAAGAAAAATATAGATTTAGGAGAGCAAATGAAAATATGAATAAAGTTGAAATACCTTTTAGATTGCCTAGTCTAAATAATTACATAAATGAGTGTAGAAAAAATAAATATGCTGGAGCCAATATGAAGAAAACAGTAGACAGAGATATTGAATACTATATAAATCAACTACCGAAGTATAGCAAACCGATTAAAATTCATTTTACATGGGTGGAAGAAAATAAAAGAAGAGACTTAGATAATGTATGTTTTGCAAAGAAATTTATATTAGATTCAATGGTTAAGGCTGGCAAATTAAAAGATGATAATAGAAACTATGTTGTAGGCTTTGAAGATAGTTTTGAATATGACAAAGAAAGTAAAGTTATATTGGAGGTAGAAGAAATATGAGTGATTTAACAGATGAAGAGATAATTGCGACAAGAAGATTACACGGATTAAATGATGATCTATTTAAGATAGAGAAAAAAATAAACAAACAAGAAAAAGAATTAAATGATTTAGATGAGTTTGCAGACTTGTTGAGACCAGAACAGAGATATTATACAAACATAATTAAAAAGTTAGTAGAAAATGCTAGAAATGGAGGTAAACAATGATAATAGTAAGTCAAGGAAAAGATGAATTAGTGAATTTTGACAGAATAGAAAGCATATGGATAGATGTAGAAGAAGGTAGAGTTACAATTGAGGCAACAGCTGATACAAATTCTACATTAGGAACATACTCAACAGAAGAAAGAGCAAAAGAAGTTTTACAAGGAATTATTAATGCTTATGAAAAAGCAGGAAATATAGCTTTTGAAACTAGTGAAGATGAAAGATTAATGAGATTAAAACATAATTCAAGTGTATTTGAAATGCCAGAAAAGTAGGTGGAGCAAATGGAAGATAAAATTGAAGTAAGAGAATATGTGAGAACTAAAGACGGGATAATAGCTCAAATCAAAAATATAGACTATGAAGCTGAAATATATAGATTTGATAGAACTATTTATATCAATGATTTTGGAATGAAAAACGATGTACTTTATAACAATGAAATGTTTAAAAAAGTGGTAGTAAAACACAGCAAACAACTAAAAGATTTAATAGAATCTGGAGATTTAATAATTTATAGATTAAGAGGATTAAAACATCAATGCAAAGGATTCATAAGAATATATAAGGATGCAAGAAGCGGAAAAGAAAATTTAGGAATTAATAATTATAGTTTAGAACAAATTGAAATTATAAAAATTTTAACTCATGAACAGATAGAGGCTAATTGCTATAAAGTAGGAGGAGAAGATGGAATATAGATATATGATATGGAATGATTTTAAAAAAGAGTTTCAGTTTCCACGAATTTGTGAAACAACAGAAAAAGGAGCTACTACTTGCTTATTTAATTATATAGGTAATAATGCAAGAAAAGACAGATTTCAAATAAAAAAAGTTGAAAAAGAAGAAGCAAAGAAAATCGTGAAAGAACTTAAACAGAAATATAAAGCAGAGCGTATACATGCAATAATTCCTCAAATAAATATAAAGACAATATTAGAACTTGTAAAGAGAAACGATAAAGAGGGTGAAGAAGATGAATAGAGAAATAAAATTTAGAGGAAAGCTTGTAAATAGCAAAGAATGGACGGAAGGAAACTTATGTATAAGAGTAGATGGTACTTATATTATAACTCCCGATGAAACAATTTTAGGAAAATATGGAAAAGTTAATAAAGAGACAGTAGGACAATACACAGGACTACACGATAAAAACGGAAAAGAAATATACGAAGGAGATATAGTTGGTGATAATAAAATAAAATGGATTGTAAAATGGAATAAGCACAGAATGGGATTTAGCTTATATCCTACAACTAAACAATTATATGATGAAATGCCTATAAATGTAGAAAACAAATTAGGTTTTAAAATATTAGGTAATATATACGATAATTCAGAGTTATTAGGAGGAGAATAGATATGCAGGATAAATGTAACAAATGTAATAGTGAAAAATTATTTGTGGAAATACAAGGCAATAGAAGAGGACTATTTTGTAGTGAATGTGGAAAGTGGCAAAAGTGGATTACAAAACAGGAATTACAGATAGCAAAATTCAGAGAATATAAAATCATAGGAGAATAGATATGTGTGAATACTGTGAAAAAATAATAAATAATAAAAAAATATTAGATATAGATAATGAAGAAGAAACGCATATGGAAATTATTAATCAAAAAAAGTCTTGGGGATATATGTTATATGTTGAAATAGAAGGACAAGACAATGATGGATATAAGCCAAGTCAGTTTTTTCAAATAAATTATTGCCCGATGTGTGGCAGAAAGTTGGTAAAGGAGTAAATAAGATATATGGAATACACAGATATAAAATTAACTGAAGAACAAAGATTAAAATTACAAGCATTATATGAAGCTGAAAATCCAAAACCAAGAAATAGAGCAGAGAGAAGAAGACAAAAAATTGGAAAGAAACGTAGAAGGAGTAAATAAGATATGAAAGAAAATTGGAAAAAAGAAACAATAAAAGCCGTTTTATTTATTTTACTGATATTTGCAATAGGAACTGTAACTGTACTTTTAACAGATAATAGCATTCTTTTAATTATAAGTGGAATGTTAATTGGAACAATAGACAGAATTTTCGATAAATGGTTAGATGAAAATTGGAGAGAGGAGTAATACATAATGAAAGAAAAAACAGCAGATGAATTGTTTAAAGAGTTAGGATATGAAAAATACGATAACCACCCAGAGCAGGACTTCCCTACAGAACCTAATATGTTTACTACACAAGATGTTAGGCGTTTGTATTATGAGCAAACAGGTGTATTAGAGAGTGGAATGAAAGGATTAGAACATATAGAATTTGATTTAATAAAAAGAAATGTTGTTTGTTGGGCAAAAATAAGTAATAGATTTGTATTAGTCCCATTAAGTATGCAAGAACTACAAGCAATAAATAAGAAAGTAGAGGAACTAAAATGGATATAAAAGAATTGTATGATAATTGTGAATACGACATAAGAGTTTACAAAACAAAAGAAATGAAGAACTCAAAACAAATGATGACTGGAAATAGCAAAATAGGCATTTTAACTGGCATTAGTTCACTACTTCAAAGCACATTAGATACCAAGTTGTTAACAGAAAACGAATTAAAAGATTTAGTTAAAATGGTGCTAGAAGCAAGAAAGAATGGTGCAAGAAATAAAGTTATTTATAATAGTTTCGAAGAAAAATAAGATATTTTTAATTTAACGGAAAAGAGGTGTTTTAAGTGAAAGAAAATAGTAAGGTTACTGACATAAATGTCGGAGACATGGAAGAAAATATAAAAGAACTAAAAAGATTACTTTATAGAGATGAATTAACTCAATATGGAAAAAGAAAACTAATAAATTATTATGAACAACAAGAGAAAGATTATAAAAGAGTATTAAAAGAGAATGAACAGCTACGAACAGAAGTGAACAGCTTAAAAGAAGATAACGAACGATATCAAGAATTAGAATTGCAAAAATTAGAAAGTGAGTAATAATAATGAAATTATATGAAAGAATAGAAAACAATAATTTTGATGAAATAGATAGAAATAGAGCAATTGAATTAATTGAAGGTGGAAATGGACATTTAGTTTATAATGAAAATTATTTTAAACTACAAAAAGAGAATGAAGAAGTAAAAAGATTAATTGCACATAAAAATGAATACACAAAAAAACTTGAAGAAGATTTATTCGAAAATGCTGAAAATTATGTTATTTCAAAGCAAAAAGTAAAAGACAAGATAGAAAAATACAAAAAATTAAGTGATAAATTCTATGTAAAATTCTTAGAGAGTGATAGATATAATACTGATATACGAGAAAAAGGAATAAAATGCGATGCAATAATATTAGCACTTGAAGAACTAATAGAAGAAAGAGAGGAAAAAGCAGAATAGAAGAGGAGGATTAATTTATGACAAAAGAACAAGTACAACAAGTATTAGATGAATTACAAGGTGTAAGACCAGAAATGCTAAATGGTGAAGCAAAAAGATTATTTGAAGCAATAATGAAGATTGCAGACGAGAGAGATAAGATAGAACAAGAATATGATAGAGATACACATATATTACAAAATCAATTAGACTTAGCAAATGCAAAAAATATTGAGAAAGATAAAATAATAGATTTAATGGCAAATCATATAGCAACAAGTGATAGTGACTTATGCGAGTATTTAGATATAACAACTAAATGTAAATATTATGCAGGAGACAATGGAAAAACTTGTGATAACTGTATAAAACAATATTTTGAAAATAAAGCAAAAGAATTATTAAACAAATAAAAGAGCATACTACACACAAGAGGTGTAGTAAATGACGGATAAAGAGATAATAGAAAAGTGGAAAGCAGGATTAAGCAAGAACAAATTAGCAGAAATATATAGAAGAGAATACAATCAGCAAATAAAGATAATAAGAGCAAGTATAAGACACAGACATGATGGAATATTTATAAGTAATTACGAAGCATTAGCAAAAGTAGAAAGGGTAATATATAGATACTTAAAAGAAATGGAGTGATACAAATGAAAACACCAAAAATAATAAGCAAGAATGGACATAAGTACATTTTTGTAAAATAATATCCTAATTTCGTGTTATACAAAGACATGACAACAGGAGTAAAGGAAACATTTAAAAGATACGATCTAGGATTAATAAAACCAGTAATAGTAACACCAAGACTGAGGAAAAATATGAATATGAAACCATAGGAGATGATATTACAAATGAACATATATGGAATATACAATGAAAAAGAAGCTGAGCAATGTATGAGAGTTGGAACATTGCCAGAAATAGTCACATTTTTAAATTTATCAGCAAGAGAAGTAGGACGAGCATTAAATAAAAACAACCTTGTGAAACATAAATATAGAATATATTATTTATTCAAGGAGGATACAGATGAGATTGCCGAATGAAGAATACAAAAAAGCAGTTAGTTGTTTAAAGAGATACAACTACAACTGTATAAAGATAATGTCTATAAGAGAAGATATAATGAGCATAAGTGGATTGAATATGGATGGAATGCCAAAAGCTAAATATACAAAATCAGATATGGTTTTAAATAGTGTAATACAATTACAAGAAGACGAAGAATTAAAAAGAGCAATAAAGGAAGTTAAAGCTGTACAAATGGCATTACAGTTAGTAAATGAAGATTGCAAAAATATATTTGAGAAGATATATATACAAAGCAAAAGCAAGTGGGATATAATTAATTGCGGAATGTCAGAAAGGACATTTGTAAGAAGAAAAAGTGAATTGGTTATAGCTGTACATAAAGAATTAAAAAAATTGGCGTAAAATTGGCGTAATTTTACTAAAAAAGGGTGCTATAATAGTAATGTGAAAAGATATCACATAGAAAAAATGTGAATCAGGTCCGAAAATTCCCTAATTAAGAGTAGACGTTTTAAATGTTTACTCTTTTTATTATTTTAAAAAGAGGTATATATGGAAGAAATAAAAAGAAAAGAGTACAGAAAATTTGTAACTAGACAAATTATATATTGCATAATATATGTAATTGTTTCATTTGTATTGTTGTTTGAGCTAAATACATTTTTGAGCGGTATGATAGTTACGTCTATTTTTGCAATTGTAACTGATGTAAATGCAAGAACGTCAGCACAAAGAACAATCAAAAAATTGGAAAATTTGCAAAATTAATATAAAAGTGGTATAATAATACATGAAGTTGCATAAAATGAAATAAAAATATTATAAAAGGTCTTGATTTTATCAAATAAAACGATTATAATAATTAAACAAATTGTAATATTTTTGTAATACAAATGTAATATTATTGTAATTGACTTAAGAAAAAAAAATATATAGAATAATATAAAAGAATGAGTAAAGACAAAGTCTTTACTCAACCCGTTGTTAGTTGTGGGGATGTTTATGGACATCTTCACTTTTTTTATCTATCGGAACGACAGATAACTTTGCTTCAAATCCTTTATTCAGTCTTGCTGAACCAGAAGATTTGAGCTGTTTTAGCAATGCTGTTATTTTTTCGACTAGACTATCTAGAACAAAAAGAATAACAGCAATTCCAAGGAGCCACTCCATATACCACACCTCCTTCTTATGTATTTGCACTTAACTATTCAAAGCGAAGAGTCAGGTGCATAAACTAATAGTTGAAATGCAAAGAAGTCAATTACTAATCTATGCACCCAACCGAAGGAGTTTTTAACAACTTAGGCATAGTATATCAAAATGGAATAATAATTGTCAATACAAAAAATGACAAAATATACAAGAGTTTATCAATAAAGATAGACTCTTTTTTAGTTGGTATTAACAGATACTAGATATGTTGATATAAATAATGTATTCATGTATAAGCCTTGAATTTCGATTTGTATAGAGCTTTTCTAGTGAGCTCTAATTTTATATTTGTAAGTTGTGCGTAGTGATATAAAAAATATGTTTAGGTTTTAACGCAGGTAATACTACGGTTTTATTGGTAACTATAAAAAACTTAACCACGAAGGAGAACATAGCTCCTGTATCACTACACAGAGCTTATAAAGAAAGAGAAACATATGAATTTAAAATATTGTATGAAGAACAGATGCAATGGTTGTAAAAACTATGGAATCTGTTTTAATTATAAACCAAAAAGGAGAAAGAAAAATGAAATTCAAAATAAACAACAGAGAATGGACAATAACAGAAGTATCTCAACAGGCAATAAAGAATATGCAGAATATAAGAAAAGCTAATGAAGAAGAGAATTTAAAATCAATAGATATGAGATATTATGGAATTACATATTGTGACACTTTGAAAATATATATTGATGAAGATTTACCAGAAGCAAGAAAAAAATCAACATTAATTCATGAACTAACACATTGCTATATAGATAGTTATATAACTCATAGCGAGCAAGAATATTCAGAAGAAGATGTTGCTGATATAGTATCAAATTCTTATGATATTATTCATGAAATAGTAGATAAGTATTTTGAGGTAAAACAATGAATGTAAATAAAAATATAGACAAATTATTATATGCATTGTCTACAAAAGGGCAGATATATAAAATAAACAGTTTTCAATTTTATAGTGAAAAGAATTGTAAGTACTGTACTAAATACCAAATATTGAAAAGAGAAAAGGTAGAAATATATAATGAAGAAAATGATGAATTTGAATTACGAGACAGATATCAGCAGAAAGAAGAATGTTATAGTAAACTAGATGTAATGAAATATTTAGTAAAAGAACATAGAAAAGGAAGTGAGGCAGATGGAAGATGAGAACATAGAAAAGCAATATAATTCATTAACAGAGATGCAAAAGAGATTTATTGATTACTATATAGAAACTGCAAATGCAACAGAAGCCTGTAAAAAAGCTGGATATAAAGGTAAAAATCTTAATAGGATAGGTTCACAAAACTTGTCAAAACTAGACAAATTTATACAAATAAAACTTCAAGAAAAAGAAGATAAGAGAATAGCCTCACAAGACGAAGTACTACAATACTTAACAAAAGTAATGAGAGGAGAAGAAAAAGACCAATTTGGATTGGATGCTTCATTACAGGATAGAACTAAATGTGCAGAATTGCTTGGAAAGAGATATGGTACATTTAAAGAAAAGGTTGAAGTAAATGGAAATATACCAGTGGTGATAACTGATGATATTACAGAATAAAATAATAAAGAAAAATATACAACAACAAGTAAATAAATTATCATTGCAAAGCATAGTTGGAAAAGGATATGCTGAATATTGGCATTGCAAATGTAGATATAGAGTATGCAAGGGTTCAAGAGCAAGTAAAAAATCAAAAACAACAGCATTATGGATAATAAGTAATATGATGAAATATAAAGAAGCAAATACACTTGTAATTAGAAAAACATTTAGAACATTAAAAGATAGTTGTTTTACAGAATTAAAATGGGCAATACACAGATTACAAGTAGATAGTTTCTGGGAAATAAAAGAAAGCCCATTAGAAATGACATACAAACCTACAGGACAGAAAATATATTTTAGAGGGTTAGATGATCCGTTAAAAGTAACATCAATATCAGTAGATATTGGTGTTTTATGTTGGTTGTGGATAGAAGAGGCATATGAAATAACAAAGGAGTCTGATTTTGATGTAATAGACGAAAGTATAAGACGGAGAGGTTCCTGATGGATTATTTAAACAAATAACAATAACATTGAATCCTTGGAATGAACATCATTGGATTAAGAAAAGGTTTTTTGATGTTAAAGATGACGATGTATTAGCAATGACAACAAATTATCTTTGTAATGAGTGGTTAGATGAAGCTGATAAAAAAGTATTTGAAAGAATGAAAAAGAATAATCCTAGAAGATATCAAGTTGCTGGCTTAGGAAATTGGGGTATTGTTGATGGATTAGTTTATGAAAATTGGAAAGAAGAAAAATTTGATTTAAATACAATAAGAAATTTAGATAGTGCTTTTGGGTTAGATTTTGGTTATACAAATGATCCAACAGCACTATTTTGTGGTGCAATAGATTTAAATAATAAAAAAATTTATGTATATGATGAAATATATCAAAAAGGTATGAGCAATAAAGCTATATATAACCAAATAAATAAAATGGGCTATTCAAAAGAAAAGATAACGGCAGATAGTGCAGAACCAAAGTCTATTGATGAATTAAGAGGATTAGGGGTAAGACATATTACAGGAGCACTAAAAGGAAAAGACAGTATAAATAATGGTATTCAATTTATACAAGATTTTGAAATAATAATACATCCTAGATGTGTAAACTTTATAACGGAAATAAGTAATTATACATGGGATGAAGACAAGTTTGGAAACAAAATAAATAAACCAATAGATGATTTTAATCATTTGATGGATGCAATGAGATATGCAGTAGAAAAATACATAAACCAAAAGAAATTACAATTTGGTTATATAAAACCAATATAGGAGGAAACAAAATGATACAATGGAATCCAGAAACACTAGAAAATGAAAACAGTGTAGCACAAATATTAATGCTAGCGGATAAGGAATGGAATGCAAGAAAACAATTATATGAAAGAATAAGAAGAAAGACAGATAATTCGGAATTAGTAAGTATAAATGATGAAAAAATAAAAGTTGCATTTGAAAATTATATTAATTCGATGGTAACTGGATATTTTGCAGGAAAAGCACCAGTATATGATGTTGAAAAAATATCAGATCCAACAAAATTAAATATAATAAAAAAATTACTTAATAAAGTTTTTAATACAGATACAAACAAAGATGAAGAACTAAAAGTATTAATAGATTATATAAGTAAATACAATGATGATGGAACAGAGTACTTTGATTTAGCATTTGATTATTTTGGAATGAGAGGGTGCTACGAAGTATTATATGAAAATGAAGATAATGAAATAGTATATACAAAACAGAGTGCATTGAATACAATAGGAATATTTGATTATTCAACACCAGTAAAACAAATTGGGCAACTAAGAAAATGGACTGAAAGAGATAAAAACGGTGCAGATATAACAATAGTAGAGTTAACAACAATAAATGGTAAAAGATATTATTCACCAACACCAAATGAGTATGCAAAATTACAAGAAGATAAACAAAAATTTGAAAAAAGTAAATGGAATATGCTTCCTTGCATAGCAATAGAAAATGAAATGGGACTATCAAGCTTTGAATTGGTAGTCTCTTTAATTTGTGCTTATGAAAGAGTAATACAAAATAGTAGAAATACATTTCAATACAATGACGATGCAAAATTAAAGATAACAGGATTTACACCACAAAATGATTTGATGACAACAAAATTAGATTCAGAAGGAAATCCAGAATTAGATGAAAATGGGCAACCCAAACAAGTAGTTAATAAAGCAAGAGAAGAAGAAGATAAAGCATTATTAAAAATGCAAGTATTTTATACACCAGATAATACAGGAGATATTGCTTGGGTCGAAAAATCAGTACAAGACACAGCACTAGAAAATCATAAAAAGACATTAATAGATTTAATAGCAATGATAAGTGGAGTACCTAATATAACAGATTTAGGATTTACAAATGCAGATAATGCAAGTGCATTAGATAGAAAATTCTTTGCATTAGAGCAAATGATAACAGATGCAGATAAACACTTTAAACAAGCGATATTAAGAAGATGGGAAACAATTATAGACAGAATAAATAAAAGAAAACATAAATCTTATGATTTTAGAAGTATAAAAATAGATTTACAAAGAAATCTACCAACTGACAAAGATACGGAGACAACAAGAGCATTAAAACTAAGGGGATTGTTAAGTGATGCATCGATTATTGATATGTTACCTGATGACTTAGATAGTAATTCGGAGTTAGAAAAGATAGATAAACAAAATGAAGAAAATATGCAAAAAAATCTAGAGAATATGACTAAATTTGGACAAGATAGTAACGGAAAAGTAGGTGATGCAAATGGAAATGTGGAAGTACCACGACCAACAGATGCAAAAACTGAAAACGATATATCAAAAGACAACCAAGCAAACTCAAAATAGATTACAAGAATTATTTGACACATTTAACTTTACAACAGAAAACATCTATAATATAGCTGATAATAAAACTAAAAAAAGAGTAAATACATATATAGAGCAATGGAAAGAACAAGGACTACTAAAAAGCAATAATTATTTTACTGTACTAGCAAACAATATTTATAAAAGAACAAGAGTAAAGAATAGTGAAATACTAGAATTGCTTATTTATAGTGCATATATAGAAGAACAAAACAAACTTGAAAAACAAGAAAACCAGATAATGTACGAAGATGCTAACTACTACTATGAACAAGGACAACAAGAAGTAACTAAAAATAAAAAGCCATCAATATTAGAGTTGGCTTTCTTTCTTGCGTTATTAGATCAACCAAACTATAGTCGGACTAACTTGGAAACAATATATTGAAACAACAATACAATATAATGCACAACAAATATATAAACAAGCAATTCTAAACATACAACAACAAAAAGACCTAGAAATCGATTCTAGTGAGTTTCAAACAATAATAAACAGACAAAACAATCAAAAACTTAATATAAATAATGATAAAATCTCAGGTGCAGCGGATTTGCAAGCGATAGGACTAAACAATTTAGCAAAAGTACAAGGAATAAAATTAAATGCAGATGATAATGCACAAGTTGAATTTTGGGCAGTAACTGATGAACATAGTACTGAGATGTGTCAATCAATGAATATGATGAGATTTTATATTAATAAAGAGAATAAGTTTGATAGATATTGGGGAAATAGTAAAAAAGATATTAAGCTTATGCCAGTTAGGGTAAATGGGCTGGTACCTGGTATTAATTTACCTCCAATAATGTACTATTGGCATTGGTGCAGGAGTACGATAAGATATGTTTCACCAGTTGCAAAACAAGGAAAAACAGAGTATAATCTTGATATACCTAAAATAAGCAAAGAAATAAGAAAAATATTGAATAACACAAAATTAAATTCTGATGTAAAAAAATTGTTCAATAAGTATTTAACAGAGAATAATGCAGAAATAAATAACAACTTAGATGTTCCAATGCGATATAGTGTTGACGACGATAAAATATATGTAAATCCAAATCACTCAGATTTTAAATATTATGATTTACAAGAAAGCTTAACACATGAAATTATACATATGATAGATAATAGAAAACAAATTACATTGAATAATCATGATTTTATTGAAACTCAAATAAATTTAGCAAATATTGAGATTATGAAAGAAAAAAATAGATATATAGATCTATTTATGAATGATAGTAATTATGAAGAAAACATGACTATAAGTGATATATTTTCAGCAGTAACAAATAATCAAATAAAAGGTGCTTTTTATCACGATAGTTCTAAGTGGAAAAAACATAGTATTAAGTATAGTGAAGTAGTATCAAACATATTAACTGCAGATATAACAAACAATAAATACTCTTTAGAATTGATAAAAGAAATAAAGCCATTAAATAGAATTAGAGAAAGGTTGTTAAAGGAATATGAAATTATCTGACAAAGCATATAAATTAAGAGAAAGATATAAAGAAAAATATAATAAACAACCAAAAGGTTGGGAATATGACAAAGAAACAATGAAAGAATATGAAGAATATTTAGAAAAAGAATTAGAAAAGTAGAGGGGATATTTAAATGAAAATATTGACATATTTATCTAAAGAAAAAATCAATAGCGTTGTCAAATTAAAAGAAAGCTATGATTTTAATATAGATATTAATAATAAGAAATATGAAGCAACTTTATATGGATATTCTGTTGTTATTGATTTTTCTGGTGGCGAAATAATTAATAGTAAAATTAAAATAAGAAATATAAGCTTTGAAGATATGAGTATATTAAATTTTCAAGTAGGACAAAGAATCCAAATTGATGATGAAGATTATTATGTGTCTAATATAATAGCAGAAGGCTTTTGCCAAAGAGTAGAAGTAACAATGGTTAAAAAGATAAAAGAGTAAATACAAAATTGTATTTACTCTTTTATTATGGAAAGAAGGTAGGAAATATGTGGTTGTTAGTTTTAATATTAAGCATTAAATTACAAATGCCAACTTGGTATTGGATTGTATTTACTATAATTACGATATTTAGACCAATTATTTGGGTAGTTAAATATAATTTTGCTGATGGATATATGAAAGCAATAGAATAAAGATAATAAATAAGTTAATAACATTTTATAATTATAAATTTTTAGACGTAGACGTACGTCTATTTTTTATGCCTTTTTACTGATTGCAGGCTATAAAGAACAACAGAATTTTTAAATGTAACAATTTGGGCAGAAGAACAAATTGGGATAGGAGAAAATATGGAAGGCGAAAACCAAAACGCAAATAACACAAATACTGATGTAAACGGGGCAAATAATGCAACGGATAATAATCAAAACAATCAAACACAAACTTTTGATGATGTTTTATCTAACAAAGAATATCAAGCAGAATTTGATAGAAGAGTTCAAAAAGCAATTCAAACACATGAAACAAAATTAAAAGAACAATGGAAATTAGAGCAAGACACACAAAAGTCAGAAGCTGAAAAGTTAGCTCAAATGAACGAAACTCAAAAACTTCAATATCAATTGAAGAAACAAGAGGAAGCAAACCAAGAAATTCAAAGAAAGTTAAATGCTAGAGATTTAAAAGATGAAGCTTTTAAAATAGCAACTACACAAGATACAGCATTTGACCCAGAATTTTTAAATCTTTTTGATTATGGAAATATGACAGCAGAGCAATTACAAGAAAAAACAAAGCTTATAAAAGCAATTCAAGACAGAATTGTTGAGAAAGCAGTAAATGAGTGGTCAAAAGAAAAGCCACCATACAATCCAGACCCATCTGGTAATAAGTCAAGTGCTGATGAAGCAATAAGAAAGGCAATGGGATTAAAGTAAGAAAGGAAGAATAAACAATGAATAATATTGAATTATCAACAATATACTTACCAAAACTAGATGAAGTATATAAAAATGAAGCAAAAACATCTATATTAGATGGAGACGAAACAACAGTACAAAAAGGATTAAATGGAGAAATTAAAGTAGCTAAACTAGATATGGATGGTTTAGGAGACTTTGACAGAAATTCAGGATACACAAAAGGTTCAACAAGTTTTAAGTGGGAAACAGTAAAATATGATAAAGAAAGAAGTCAAGATTTAAGAATTGACAGATTAGACAATCAAGAAGCATTAGGATTGCCATTCGCAAGATTATCTGGAGAATTTGTAAGAACAAAAGTTGTTCCAGAAACTGATGCAGCGAGAATAGCAAAAATAGCAGGAGTAGATGGAATATCAAGAAAGAAAGAAACAATTTCTGATGGTGCAGGAGTTGTAAGTGCATTAAGAGCATGTACAAATAAAATGGATGAGGATGAAGTTTCAACAGAAAATAGAATCTTATTTATAACACCAACACTAAAAGGAATGGTTGACGATTTAGATACAACTAAATCAAAAAAAGTACTAGAAAGATTTTCAACAATAATTGAAGTTCCACAAACAAGAATGTATACAGCAATAACATTAAATAGTGGAAAAGAAAATTATGGATACCAAAAAGCAAAAGACACATACATTAAGTCAAAAGATACAGCTGTAGTATCAGGAAAGACATATTACACAGAAAATTCTGGAACATATTCAAAAGTAAATTCTCCAACAGGAAATCCTTCAACATCAGACTATTACGAATTAATAGAAGGTGGAAAAGATATAAACTTCTTATGTGTTGAAAAATCTGCAGCAGTAACAGCTATGGACCAATACATAAAATACTTTACACCAGATCAAGACCAAAGTGGAGATGACAATGTATTTAAATACAGAAACAATAACTTATATGGACATGTATATGAAAACAAATTAGCTGGTGTATACTGCTCATACGAAGGATAGGAGGTACTAAGATGGCAACATTTATAGGACTAAAAGTAAATAAAGAAGAAAAAGAAGTTAAGCCTAAAGCTAAGAAAGAAGAAATAAAAAAGACTGAAACAAAAACTGAAAAAGAATAAACAGGGAGGCAATAGAAAATGGACGATAATATAGATAAAATAACAAATGATTTAGGACCTAATTATAGAGGTGACGACAAGGTATTAAAAGAAATATTAGAGGAAGTTAGTTCTATTGCCTCTGATATTTCTAATAGGCAAAAAGATGATGAAAAGTTATTTCCATACATAAAAAAAGCTGTAAAAGCGATCTATTTGTCAAGAGGTGCAGAAGGATTAACAAGCAGAAATGAAGGTTCTATTTCAACATCATATGAAGATATTATAGACAAATTAAGAAATGACATTATAAAATCTGGTTTAAGGAGGATTAAATAATGTTATTACGAGATTTAACAAAAGTATATATATCTAAATATGAAGAAATAGAAGACCACGGCGAAACAGACCAAGTATGGAAATATAAAGGCATAGCTTGGTTAAATATGCAACAAGACGTCAATGAGTTAGATAGAAAGTCTACTGGTGAAGTGGATTATAGCACTTATAAAGGAAGAACAACAAATGAATATGACATACAAAAAGGTAATGGAATATCATTTGAAGATATCTCAAAATTAGAGGAGTTTAAGCCTCAATATAAAGTAACTGATAAAAATAAAATCGGAAGTACTTATTTATATATATGTGAGAAGGTGCAAGAATGATAAATTTCAATTGTAATATAAAAGTAAAACATAATTTCAAAAATATAAGTGCTATAGCTCAAAAATTGCCCCAAATAGCAAAAGAAATAACAGAAGATGTGTTAAATAACATTAGAGGTTATGCTATAAAGCTAGAAAAAGGGCACAACGAAAATGGTATATTAGTTGAAATGATTGATATGTCTACAAAAGAGGTAAAAGGAAGGGTTTATGCAGACCCTTCTAAATTTATGTCTAATGGAGTTTCATATTTATTTTTTGAATACTTTGGAACTGGTGCCAATGCTGAGATGGAACATGTGGGAAAAACCAAACACTTCATTCAAAGTGGCTATACAGAATGGTTTATTCCAGTAAGTAAAGTCGAAAAAGCATTATCATATCCAGTTGTAAATATTCAAGGAATAGATTTTTATATAGCTCATGGAAGTAAGGCAAATCACTTCATGGGTGATGCTAGTTTCCAAAATAGAGAAGAGAATGTAGAATTTGCAAAGAAAAAAATAGAAGAAATGTTGAAAGAGGTGTGTAAATGAAAGATTTAAGTATAAAAGAGTTTAGTGATTTAGTATATGAAAAGCTAGAATCATTAAAATATAAACAAATATTGACAAATCCAACAACTACAAGTAAATTTCCTTGTCTTGAATTACATACAACTTTGAAATCTGTAAATAAAACAGAAAACGCATTTCCAATTCGTTCTACATTTCAAATATCAATAACTTGTTGGAATGAAAAGCAACGTCAGGCTATGCAAATGACAGATGAAGTTAGTACAAAACTTCAAGAATATAATTTTATAAGGACAAATACCAGTCCAGCAGTATATGATCCTATATTGCAAAAATACGGTATAACAATAATATTTGAGGTTCGTTATAATTCAATAACGACCTCTTTTAATTTTATAAAATAATAAGGAGGAATTAGAAATGGCAGATACACCAGCAACAACAACACCACAAGTTGCAATGAAGGCAGAAGTATCATATGCAACAACATTAACAGGAAATAGAACTAAAATTGGTTATGTTCAAAAAGTAGGACAATTAAAGACATTAAAAGAAGGGCAAACATATAGTGCATTAGATTTAGATGAAGAAAGGATGGCAAAGGGAAAAAGAAAAGCAGAAGCAGTTGATATTGAAATGATGTTTATACAAGAAGTACATAAAGCAATGGGAGTTATAGCAGATGCAGATACAGAAATATATTTATTTGTTAAATATCCAGAGTCAACAGCATCAGTTGCAAGTAAACCACTTGTACAAACAGTAAAATGCACAATAGATATTGCAGGACAAGAAATGAATGATGGGGATTTCATAAAAGATACTATGAGAGTATTTAAAAATTCAAAAGTAGTAGAAACAGATGGATATCCAGTTGAAGAAGATTCAACAAAATTTTAAGGGGAGGCTTTGAGCCTTCTCTCTTTTGCAAAGGAGAGAAAAAATGATAATAGAAACAAAAAACAAAACAATTAATTTAGTACTAAAAACAAGAAAAATAGTAGACATAGCTAATCTACTAAAAAACAAAAATTTTGAAGAAGCTTTTACAAAAGCATATTCAGAACTAGACATGGAAGCATTGTCAAAAATAATATTTAAGTTAGCAGAAGATGAGGATGGGAAAAGTGTATTTGCAACATCTGGCGAAGTATATGATTTTATGGATGAATGTAGGGCAGACGGAATAACAATTAATGATTTATATGGAAAAGTAGCAGAGGCGTTGAATGAAGAGGGTTTTTTCAAAAAGAAGATGTCAAAGAAGGAACTAAAAGAAATGACATCAAATCCGTTGTCAACAATGAATATGAACGAATTAATTCGAAAGTCAGCAGAAGTAGCTGTAAACAAAATGACGGAACAAATTATATCAGAAATTTAAAAGATATAAATATAAAAATAAAAAATTCAAAAAATGTAGTTGAACTAATAAATGCATTAGAAATGTTTGCATATTATTGGGGAATGAAACCACATGAGTTTTGGAATTGTAGATATTCTGAAATAAAAAACTATTGCCAGGCTAATTTGGCAAAGAAAAATGATGATTTAATAGATGCAATAAATTTACAAGAAGCAGCAACAAACAAGCTAATAGCAGGTGATTGTATGAACCAAAATGCAAAAGTAATCCTTATTAGAGATAATTACAAAGAACTTTTTGAGTCGCAAGAAGAAGTTCAAACTTTAGAAGAACAAAGAATGTTGTTTAAAGGTTAAAAAAATATAAAAAAAATAAATTTTCGACAGTTTTCGACAATATTTTCAAATAGTTTATAATATAATTTTCACATAAATAAAAAAGGAGGAGATATATATGGCTCATTATCAAACAATGACATCAGATAAAAATAAAGATACAGCATTAATAATGTGCATATTTGGAGGATGGTTTGGTTTACATCAATATTATGTTGGAAATATAGGAAAAGGATTATTATATACATTTACTTTTGGGTTATGTATGATTGGATGGTTCCTAGATACAATAAAGATACTGTTGGGAAGCTTCAGGGACAATGTCGGAGCACCATTAAGAGCAACTAAAAAACAAAATAATTAAGAAACACTTACTTAGGTAGGTGTTTTTTTATGCAAAAATACAGAAAGGAGGAATATCTTATGACGGTGGAAGAAATAGAAATAGTTGTAACTGCAAAAGTTGAGGAAGCATTAAAAGAGTTTCAAAAGTTCTTACCAGCTATAAAACAAGCAATGAAACAATCACAAGAAGCATTTTCAAAAATGGATATGAAAGAATTTTCAAGAAAAGTAAATCAAGCTGGAGTTTTTGTTAAAAAGAAATCACAAGAAATGAGAAAAAGTTTAGAAAACAATAATATAAAAATAAGAGTAAACAATGATGAAGCAAAAAAACAAATAAGTCAAATTCAGAAAGAAATAGATAGTTTACAAAAAAAAATAAGTGAACGAGAATTGAAATTAAATTTAACGAATAGTGCTTTAAATAAAATGGAAGATGAAAAAAAACAAGAAGTAACAAAAAAAATGCCAGATGCAGCACCTAAAAGGATAAATCAATTTACACAGTTAAAATTATATCAAGATCCAAATTTTGTTGGATTAGAAAAACAAAGTGACAAATTAAATAATGAAGTAATTAGATATAACGCTTTATTAGACAGTGCTAAGGTTAAATTAAGAGAAATAAAAGAAAATGCACATTTTTCAAAAATAACAGGATTTGCTGGAAGTGTAAAAGACTTAGATGGCATTGTTTACAAAGTAAAACAAACAAGGCAAGAAATAGAGCAAACATCAACTACTCAAAACAGATTGGGTAGTTTTTTGGATGTATTTAAACAAGAAGCAGAACAAATAAAACTTACTATACAGGCTGTAAAGCAAAGTTTTAACAATGTATTTAGCGGCAAAGCTTTTAAGAGTGATGATCAATTTGACTTAGGAAAAAGCGAAAATCAATTAAGATTAATTGATTTAAAAATAGATAAATTAGAAACTAAAATAAAAAATGCTCAAAAAGGTAAAATTGAATTAAGTGATGAAGATATTGCAAAAGCAGAAGTGGAATTAGATAGATTATATAATCAAAAAGAAAAAATAGAAAAATCGGGTGGAGGAAATTTCTTTTCAAAGCTATTTTTAGAAGCTAAAAAGACTAAACCAGTAATTGAAAAAATATCTACCCCTTTAGCAAACATAAAAAATCAGGTAAATAAAATGAGCTCAGGACTAAAAAATGGATTGGGGCATGTTATTAAATATGCTACAGCGTTATTTAGTTTGCGTGGAATATATTCTGTGTTAAGTAATTCTGCTCAAAGTTGGTTATCAAGCCAAAATGCAGGAGCTAAACAGTTAAGTGCTAATATAGAGTATATGAAATATGCTATGGGAAGTGCATTAGCACCAGTTATTCAATTTGTAACAAATTTAGTATATCAGTTAATGAGAGCAATTCAAAGTGTTGCATATGCATTGACAGGAGTAAATATTTTTGCAAAAGCTACAGCTTCATCAATGAAAAGTGCTTCTTCTAGTGCAAAACAAGCAAATAAATCTTTATCAAGTGTACATAATGAAATTAATAATGTTTCTGATAGCAAAAATAGTGGAGGCAGTTCAAGTACGCCTAATATAGATTTATCAAAAATGGAAAATACGCCTAATTCAATAATTGATGCAATAAAGAATGGCAACTGGTATGAAGTTGGAGAAACAATTGGACAAAAACTAAATGATGCAATGAACAGCATAGATTGGACAAAAATACAAAATACAGTAAGAAATATAGCAACAAATATTGCACAATTCCTAAATGGATTTATAAAAACAACAAACTGGAATCAAGTTGGAAATACATTCGCACAAGGAATAAATACAGCAATTTATTTTGCTTACAATTTTGTAACAACATTTGATTGGAAACAGTTTGGAAAAGCAATTGGAGATAGTATAAATGGATTTTTTAACAACATAGATTGGGCAACAGCTGGAAAAACTTTAGGAGATGGGATAAAAGGAATATTTGACAGTATAGATACTGCTTTAGAAGAAATAGATTGGCAACAAATTGCTAGAGATGTTGAAGATTTCATCAAAAATATAGATTGGAGTGGAATTGTACAAGCGTTTTTTAGAGGTCTTGGTGCTGCTTTTGGAGGTTTTTCACTTTTTTTAGGAACACTAATAAGTGATGCTTTTAATGGTATTGGAGATTATTTCAATGATAAAATAGAAGAGTGTGGAGGAGATATTACAAGAGGAATATTTAATGGAATTGTAGATGCGATAGCAGGAATAGGGCAATGGATTAATGATAATATATTTGAACCATTTATAAATGGATTCAAAAATGCATTTGGAATACATTCACCATCAACAGTCATGGAAGAACAGGGGCACTTTATTATAGAAGGCTTAAAAAATGGCTTAACAGGTATTTGGAAAAATGTTGCTAGAATATTTGAAGAATTTTGCAAAAACGTAAAAACTAAGTTTAAAGAAATAAAAGAAAATATATTTGATACTTGGGAAAATGTGAAAAGTAAAACGAATGAAAAGTGGGAGGAAATAAAAGGAAATGTTACAAATACTTGGAATAATATAAATGAAAAGGCCAAAGAAAAATTTGATACCATTAAAAATAAGGTAACAGAAACATGGAATAACATTAAAAACGATCCAAGCAAAGCAGGAATGGCAACAGTGATATTTAATACTTTTTCAAATATAAAGGAAAAAGCTAGAGAACAATTTGATGATATTAAAACAAAAATAACAGATAGCTGGAATGATATTAAAACTGATAAAAACTTGTCAAGTATGTCTGATTCAATTAAAAATACTTTTAGTAACTTGGGAAAAAACGCATCAGCTTGGGGAAAAGACCTGGCAGATAATATGGCCTCTGGAATAAAAAATAACATTCATAAAGTGACAAGTGCAGTAAGTTCAGTTGCAAATAAAATAAAAGACTATTTACACTTTACAGAGCCCGATGTTGGACCGTTAAGCAATTTCCATACATACATGCCAGATATGATTGACTTGATGGTTAAAGGAATAAAAGATAATACTAGCAAAGTAAAAAATGAAATAGAAAATTTAGCAGGTACAATGTCTTATACAATAAATACGGAGCCTTTAACCCAAATAGATACAACTACATCTCGAATCAAGCCGGTAAATGTACAATCTTCAAGTTTAGCAGAAAGATTTGAAGATGCTTTGACAGGTTTTAATTTTTCAAACAATACTGATAGACCAATATATCTAACAGTAAATGTAGGAGATAAAAAATTAGGACAAATATTGTTAGATGACTTAAGAGATAAAACAAGAAGAACAGGCAAAGATATAGAAGCTTTAATAGGAGGATAAAATTATGATATGGAGAGAACATGGAAAGACAGAAAATCTGCCAACACCAAGTACATATAGTGCAGATATAGAAGATACCGATAAAGATAGTTATACATCAAATGATGATGGTTCTTTAATTGATAATCCCATTGCAGTAGGAATGTTAAAGCTTTCTATGTCATGGGATTTTAATACAGAGGAAGAAGCCGAAGAATTATGTCAAAAGACATTTAAAAATCCATTTATACTAGATGTCAAAGTTCCAGTTGTAAAGGGTGGTTTTCTAGAGAATGCACAATTCAGAGTTTCAAAAAGAAAAGTTGAAATGATAAAAACAGAAAAAGGAACGGCAACAGAAAAAACAAAATGGAAAACATCATTTAATTTAATGCAAAAAGAATTAACAGATGCCCAAAAACAAATTGTCTTGGAGGTAAATGATGTATAAGGGATTAACAGACAAAGCAATAAAAACAATATATAAAAGCAACGCACTAACAGTTACTAATATTTATATAGATGATGTATTATTAAATCCAAAATATTTGCTAGATTTTAAACATGGTGGAGAATTGTTTGATGAAAAATTAGAACTAGGAAGTGTTCCGAGTCAATACATAGAGATGAAAATACATAAAAGTTCTGGAATAACAAGTGCTAAGACAATACGAATAGAATACGGAGTTTTAGTAAATCATGCTATAACAGTTGCAGAGTTAAATAAAATGCTAGTATGCGATCTAAATAAATTACAAGTAAAAAGTTTAGCAAAACATGATGATAGTTTTGAGATGATGCCAATACGGAATTTATAATGTAGATGACTATAACGGTGAAGACAATAATGTAATAAACATAAAAGCAGCAGATAATATTATAAAATTAGATGCAGATGATGGATATTATGATGCTAGTGAATTGATAAAAGATAAAGGCTATGCAACTCTTAGTGAAATAGCAGCAAATATATGTGAAAAAAAGGGGCTTGAATTAGAAACAAGCTCTTTTCTTAATTCAGACAAAAAAATATATACTTATGATAACCAAATAAAAGCAAGAGAATATATGAGTTATATAGCAGAAAAAGCTGGAGGAATTTGTTGTGCTGGAAGAACTGGTAAAATTCAAATAAAAAAGCTTGGAGAAGATGCAGAAACAATTCCTCAAAGACTTTTTAAAACTTATAAATGGGGAGAAGAACATCAAATATCAAGAGTTGCATATGAAAATGGAACTGAAACATTTAAGGTCGGAGATGAAACAAAAGATACTCTTTGGATCAGGCAAGAAAATTTATTTATTAGTGAACAAGATGATATTCAAAAAATATATGATGCTATGAAAGAGTTAGTTTTTTATAGTTTTGAAGGAACTACAATAATAAACCCAGCTATTGATATTGGAGATATGATTAATATTGATGGAAAAAAGGTAATTTATCAAGGCGAAATGACATTAAATAAGCGATTTATAGCAGATATAAAAAGCAAAATAGCAATAAAACAAAAACAAGAAACAACAACAAGAAAACAAAATCAGAAACTTATAAATAGAAAAATTCAAAGTCAAATAGATAAAGAAAACTTAAAATTAACTCAGTTAGCACAAGAAACAACAGAAAACTCTCAAAAAATAACAGAGCATACACAAACTTTAGACAGTATAAGTAATAAAGTGCAAAGCAATGAAACTAATATAAATAATAATTATCAAGATGTGATTGGAAAAATAAATGATTGTGCGCAAAAATCAGATGTTGAAACAATATCAAAATCGGTCGAAACAATACAAACGGATACCAATTATGCAATAGATATATCTAAAGAAATTCAACAAAACGGTGTAACGAAAATCAAGACTTCGACAGGCTATACTTTTGATGAAGATGGTCTAACAATAGAAAAAACAAATGCAAAAACTAAATCAAAATTAAATGAGGCTGGACTTGAAATAAATGATGCAACAGGAAGTAGTGAAGAAAGTTTATTATTTGCAGGATATGATGAGAAAACAGGAGAAACAATTGTAAAATCTAAAAATATGACAGTTAAAAAATATCTAGTTGTAGGAAAGCATACAAGATTTGAAGATTATAATGATGGAAATGGAGAAGCATGGACAGGTACTTTTTGGCTAGAATAGGAGGAAAAAATGGGAAATATGAGTGGCAGCTATGGTGAACATTACACACTATGGCAATCTATAACGGTAAATTCACAAAATATAGCAGAAAATTATTCAAATGTTACAGTAAAAATGTATTTAACATTTGATGGAAGTTCATATTATGCTTTTACAAACAGTGAAACTTATGGAACAATGTCAATAGATGGATATCCAGCTATGACTTATGGTATTTCTAATCTAGCATTTAGTTCAGGACAAGCAAAAACAATTACGTTGGCAACTTGGAATGGAAATATAGGACACAGCGCAGATGGAACAAAAAAATTAGTCGTTACAGGAACGTGGGACACTGATACTTCAAGAATTGGAAGTGGTAGTTGTAGTACTTCTTCAATTTTGGCAACAATTCCGCGTACAAGTTCAATAAGTTGTAGCAGTGGAAATATCGGTTCAAATACAACTATTGTAATTAATAGAGCAAGTGCATCTTTTACACATACGTTAACATATCAGTTTGGAACATTAAGTGGCACAATAGCAACAAAAACATCTGCAACAAGTGTTAATTTTGCATTGTCAAATGATTTTTATAAAATGATACCTAACAGTAAAAGTGGAACAGGTACAATATCTTGCACTACATATAGTGGAAACACTGTAATAGGCTCTTCGTCAACATCATTTGTTGCAAATGCAGTAGAAAGTGTATCTAAGCCAACCCTTACAACAACTTTAACAGATACTAATTCAAAAACAATAGCATTGACGGGAAACAATAAAATAATGGTTTTAAATGCTTCTATAGGAAGTTTAGTAATATCAACAACTTTACAAAAAAATGCGGGAAGTATAAAAAGTGTAACAGTAAATGGAACAAATGTAGGAACTGGAGCAAGTATAACAAAAACGTATTCACCAGTTAAAACAAGTACATTTACAATAGTTGTAACAGACAGTAGAGGATATTCAACAACAGTTAAGTTATCACCTACAGTAAAAAACTATATTGTTCCAACTGTAAACGCAACGTTTTCAAGACCTTCGCCAACGACAGGACAAATTAATCTTAAATATTCAGGAAATTGGTTCAATGGTTCGTTTGGAAGTGTAACAAACACATTAACAGTAAGTTATAAGTGGAAATTAAGTACAGATAGTTCTTATACAGAAGGAACAACAACAATAACTCCAACTAATAGTGGCAATGCCTATTCAAGATCTTCTATAAGTTTAGGAACAAGTTTTACTTATACTAATTCTTATGACTTTGTATTAACAATATCAGATAAAATCAATACAATAACTTATTCTCAAAGAGTTTCGCAAGGATTGCCAATCATTCAGTGGAACAAGGATAAATTTAAAGTAAATGGAAAAGCATATATAAATTCACGACTTGTTAAAGCGTATATGGGTGTTGCTGTTGATTTTGATACAGCCTTAACAACAGGAATTTATCAAGTAAATTCAAGTACTAAAAATCCACCATACGCAAATCCGTACGGATTTTTAAGTACACAAGTTATGAATGGAGATACATGGAATCAACAAAGCAATTGGATATGGCAAGTTTTTTATAGTACAGCTACAAGTAGAATTTATAGTCGAAGAGCAGTTAACGGTGGTAATTGGTCAAAGTGGGCAAATATACTTGAAGTTACAACATTATATGATAATTCGTCAGGAACAACAGGAACAATAACTCTAAATGAAACAGCAGCTAATTTTACATATTTAGAGATATTTTATTTTTATCCACATTGGAATGGAACTCTGTATGGTTCAACAAAGATATATTCACCTAACGGAAAACTTTCAACGTTAGGAACGGATTTACAATATAATGATAATGGTACTATGTTCTTGAAATGGTTGAGAATTTTAATAAGTGGAACCGCATTAAACGTAAAAGCGGCAGGAAGTGCTTATTATGGTTCTACTTCAGGAACTGATACAGCAAACGGATTAAAAATATATAGAGTTGTAGGCTATAGATAGGAGGAAAAAATGGCACTAAAAAAGCAAGTAGAATTATATAATGGAATAATTACAAATTATCATAGAATAGTAAGCATAAACAAAATAACAAACAACTGTAATATTATAGAAGTTGCTTCTTATATATCCGAACAGCAAAGAGAAAAAGAAAAAGAATATTACAATAGCACAAATGAAAATAAAAGTATGAATATATTTATAGAAACAAGTTTTGTGCAAAAAGAATATTCGGAAAATGAAACTATAGAAGAATGCTATAAGTATTTAAAAACATTAGAACAATTTAAAGAAGCAAGAGATGTTTAGGAGGGTATATATGTCAGTAAAAAAGATAGAAAATTTTAATATACATGAACAGCCAGAAAGTAATACAGATTCATTTGGTGTAGAATCATATTTAAATGAAAATTTCGAAAAAACAAAAGAGACAATAAACAATAATGCGGAAGAGTTAGAACGACTACAAGTTGAAAATAAACAACTCAAAGAGCAGATACCGTCACGGAACAGCAAGTGGAAATAGTGTGCATGTTGAAGATAGCGGAAGTTTGGATTTTAATTGGAAAATAAAAGGTGGACACTATCAAAAACAAACAGTTCAAAGCGATAATCTTTTAATTTTAGAAGACACAACTATAACAACAAATGGAATAACACTTGTAGTTAAAGATGGAGTAATAACAATAAATGGAACTCCAACAGCATCAACTAATATAGATTTTAAGATAAAAAAGAAATTAAAAGCGGGAACTTATTGGCATATGGTTAACAGAGCAAGTGGGTCAGCAAGTGGTAACATAGGATTTTTAATAATGAAGTCTATTAGCTCATCAGCTACAACAATAAATGGTAGTGGAGGAGCTAATTTTACTTTAGAAGAAGATACAGAAGCGTTTTATAGAATTTGGACTGATAAGAATAATACTATATCTAATGTTGCATATAAATGTTTAATAAGCGAAGGCTCAGATTCAAAACCGTGGGTGCAAGGAATACCAGATAGTCCAAGCTTAGATTATCCATCTGTGATTGAAACCGCGGGAAGTAATGCGAATTTATTTGATGGCGAATTAGAATCTGGGTCATTAGCGAATAATAGTGGACAAAATTATGCTAATGCAAAAAATACACGTTCAAAAAATTACATTGCTGTTGAGGAAAACACTACATATGTACTTTCAGATAACATAAAAGGTTCTTTCATAGTACACGCTTATGATGAAAACAAAAATTGGCTATCAATGATAGGGGCACAAAATTATACAGGACAATATATATTTGTTACTCCTCCTCAAACATCTTATATAAGATTTAGAACAAATGAAACTGATTTAACTGCAAAGATAAAATTAGAAAAAGGTTCAATAGCAACACCATATTCACCATACGGAATGGGTAGTGTAGAAATAGATGTAGTAAATAAGAATATATTTGATGGAAATAAGGCAGTTGAGTTTTGGAGAGGCTTTGGAGCACAAGTTGAATTTGTAGAGAATGTCTTTAAAGTGAACGCGGTACATCAAAGTTTGTATTCGAAAGCATTTAAAATAATTGATGAAGTTAAAAATTTAACTTTGAGTGTAGGAGATATAATTAATGATACAGGTATAAATGCGAGAGTTGGACTATGCACAATAAAAGAAGATGGGACTATAAATAATAGAACAGTTATCTATCAAAATCAAACTATAACTAAAAATGCGAATGCTATATATTTCGACTGGTCGAAGGCAGGTGCTTTCACTGTAAAAGAAATAATTGTGTCTGTTAATGAAAACACAATAACAAATGATTACGTACCACATCAATCTCAAACAGCAATAATGCCAATTCAACAAGAAATGCTTGATGGAGATTATACTGCAGATGTAGAGCATCACGAGTGGGGAAAAGCAATTTTAAGTGGAAATGAGGATGTTATCATAGATGGAACGTATTCAGGAATTACACAATTTAAGATTGCAATATTAAATGTAAAGAAACAATCAAATCCTTCAGAGATATGTGTATTATCAAATTATTTTTTAGGAGTGGAGTGGAACAACTCATGGACAAAAAATAATAGCATTGTGAATAGAAGTGATAATTCAGTAAGAGTTATGACAAGCAAATATACGACTATAGACGGATTTAAAGCTTTGCTAAAATCAAAATATGATGAAGGAAACCCAGTAGTAATTTATTATAAATTGGAAAAAACAATTAACTTAGAACTAACAGAAGAGCAAAAAACAGTAAGAGATACTAAGTTATATACATATAAAAACATAACAAATATAAATGTAAGCGATGAATTAGCAAGTGTAGAAGTAGAGTACAAGAAAGACCAGGACACAATAAATAAAAATTATGAGAACAGATTAGCAGCTTTAGAGGCTGCTAGTATTAGTTAGGAGGAAACTATGTTTGAAATAATAAAAAGTGTAATTAGTAAAAAAGATTACAAATTAGAAGATATGCTTTATAAAATAGCAAAAATGTATATCGAAGGAAGAATAACAGAAGCAGAAAAGAGCGAGTTAGACAATCTAGCTCGTTCAAATGCTATACCTGAAAACAGTTATGATATGCAAAAACAATTAGATAATTTAGAAGCAAGAGTAAAAGCATTAGAAGAGAAAAGCACAACAGAAGAGCCAGGAACTACTGAGAAATATCCAGAGTATGTACAACCAACCCGGTGCTCATGACTCTTACAAAACAGGAGATAAAATCACATATAACGGAAAGAAATACATATGTAAGATGGATAATTGTGTTTGGAGTCCTGATACTTATCCTGCAGCGTGGGAAGAAGTTACGGAGGAATAGCAAATGTGGGAATTTATACTAAAGTATTGGTTGCAAGAACTATTCGCTATAATCTGCATGCTGATAGGATATTTATTTAAAAAGATAGCAAGATTGTGGAAGAGACAACAAGCTATCGAAAATGGCGTACAAGCTCTTTTAAGAAATGAGCTAATAAGAAGATATAGAGAATACGAGAGCAAAGGCGAGATTTCCATTTTAGACCAGGAGAATATAACTCATATGTACGAAGAATATAAAAATTTAGGTGGAAATGGAACTGTAAAGAAATTATATGATGAAATGTTAGAATTACATATAAAAATAGTAAAGTAGAGGAGTGAAGTATTATGGAAAAATTAAAGAAAATAGCTAAATATACAATAAACATATTAGCAATAATAAGTGCACTAGTGGCAGGAATAAATGCTGTAGACGGTATAACAATACCATACGCGATACAAATAGTACAAGTTATAGCTGTTATAAACGGTGTAATTAGTACTTACCTATTAGGGCAAAAAGCAGTAAATAGCAAGGAGGAATAGGCATGGAAGAAGAAATTGTAGAAACAATGGAATTAGCCGAAGAAGATGCAAGAGGGGAGGCTAACGAATAATGAACATTGAAGAAAGATTATTAACAATTAATCAATATAGTCGTTCAGGAGAAAAACAGAATAAGATTGAAAATATTGTAGTTCACTGGGTAGGAAATGCAGGAAGTTCTGCTATAGCTAACAGAAACTATTTTGAAAATCTTAGAAACACACATAAGACATATGCTTCAAGTCATTATGTAATTGGATTAAATGGCGAAATAATAAGATGTATACCAGAAGATGAAGTTGCTTTCCATTCAGGTTCTTATAGTATGAATAGAAAATCAATTGGAATAGAAGATTGTCATCCAGATTGGGAAGGAAAGTTCAATGAAAATACATATAATAGCTTAGTAGAATTATGCGCAGATATTTGTAAAAGATACGAATTGTCAGTAGATAATATTATAAGACATTATGACGTTACAGGAAAAGAATGCCCACGTTATTATGTAAGAAATGAACAAGAATGGATCAAGTTCAAAAATGATGTTGCAAATAAACTTGGACAAGCTACAGTTAATACAGCTGTAAAAGAAGAACAAGGAAGTGAGGAAGTACCTATGTTTAAATTTAAAAATGGAAGAACAGTAGAACCCATCTACGCAGACTGTCAACATACATTAAAAATTGGTAGTTTAAATAAATATGAAGAATGTGAATGTTTTGGAATATTTAATGGAGCACCAATGGTACGATATAGAGTTGGAAATTCTAATAATTACAAAATTGGTTTCGCTGTAGATGTAAGATGTGTAAAATAATATAAATAAGTTAGAGGTAGGTTGATAAAATTCAATCTACCTCTGTTGTTGCCATAGCATTTGTTAGATGTATATAACTAGAGGTTAACATACTTAAATTAAATATTTTAGAAGGGATATCTGGAATATCAGGTTCATTTTTACTAGAAGATTTATCAACAATGTTTTTTAATTGATATCTTTCTAAAGTATATAATGCAGCTAAGGCATTTAAGACATTTTTCAAATTTCCTAATGTAAAATTATTTAATCTGCCATGTTTTAGTTTATTATAATTTGTCCACCAAATAGGACTTTGAAAAGCGTTCCAACCGTTGAATGGCATTAAATTAATTGATGAAAAAGAGTATATTACTTTTTCTTGAACGATATCAGGGAATTTTGAACTTACGATAGAAAAATAATCATTTATACATTTGTACTTTTTTTGATTAAAACCACAAATTTTTTTAAATATAACATCTATTTCAGAGCATATACTAAGAAGTAAAGAAGTATATTCTATAGAATAAGTGGAATAATTATTTTTAGCAACTTCTACATATTTAATTGTATTTATAAATCTTTCTTCTAAATTCAAATAGTATGACCAAAAAACTTTTTGAAAATCATTTCTATTCATATTATATTCCTCCTTTTTTCTACACTATATCACATTAAAATTAAAAATGTTGTCGAATTTTGTCAGAAAGGTCATAAAATAAAAACTTGCAATTATTTTTAAGATATAAAACTATATTGCTGAAAATTTAAAAAGCTTCTAAAACGATTTAAATGCGAGTTTAAAAAATGGTATTGACACAAGACGAAACAAAGTGATATAAATAGGGTAAATAGAAGTAGCAACTTGATATTATGTAAAATTTATGCTATAATGTAATAAGAATTTAACATAATATGGTTCTAAATAGCGAAAATTAGAATATATTATAGGAGCAGAAATGGATGAAGAAACATTAATTGGATATCATGGCACAAGTAAGTGCAACTGTAGAGATATAATAAAGAATGGTTTCAAGGCATCAAGAGCCCAAGAAGGACATTGGCTTGGAACAGGTGTATATTTTTATGAAAATATTTATTATGCAATTGAATGGGGAATAATACGTTTTTTATTTGGAAATAATAATTATGATATTTACCGAGAAAAATGCTCGGTAATAAAAGGAATATTAAATTGTAAAAAATATGAAGTTTTAGATTTAAATGATCCTTTAGGATATGAAATATACCAAGAAATTTTAAAGAACATTCAAGAAAGATTTCCAAATACAATAGAAAAGATTAATAATGGAAAAGATGTTGAAATTATTAGATTGCTTGAAGAAGTAGAAAGTAAAACTGGTGAAAATTATATATCAATGTTTGATGTAATAACTGCTGATTATCCCAAAAATATATATAATAAAAAATCAGAAAATATATGGGGCAATTTTCTACCTTGCATTCAAAAACAAATTTGTGTAAAAAATGATAATGTTATTGAAAAATATGAAGAAGTTGATATTGATAAAGAAAATGGTCAAACATATTTTCAAGTAATAACAAAGAATAGGGAGGAATATAAAAATGAAAAACAATCCAGAATTGTTAAAAAAACTGCTAGAGAAAATAAAAAATACTCCAGACGATATAATTGAAAGTGCAATAGAAAGTTTAAGTGAAAAAATGAAATTAGAAGACTTTGAATATAATGCGAATATATTGAAAAATTTTAGTTTAGAAAGTGAGAATAATAAATGGAAAGAAAACCTATCAACAGCAGCTTAAAATTTGTTAATTATATAGTAAACGAAGTACAATTTAATTATAACAAAAATCAAAAAGATGAAAAAAATTGGAAATTAACATTTAATTTTAAAAATATAACAAAAATTAATAAAGAAAAAAATAGAATGGAAATATCATTATCAACAGAGATATTTAAAGGCGTTGAAAACGCACCATTTAATATGAGTGTAGAGATAGTTGGATTTTTCGAATTAGAAGGAGATGATGATATTTCTCATTATGAAGCAAATGCTATTGCAATTATGTATCCATATTTGAGAGCAATTATTTCTACTTATACATCTTCAGCAAATGTAATGCCAGTCATTTTACCAGCTATTAATATAAATGCAGTTTTAAATAATAAATCAAAGAACTAGCCACAAACTAGTTCTTTTTTTTATTGAAATGTCAAACTTCGACAAACAATTCAAATTAAATATGCTATAATAAGAGCATAAGAAAAGATGTCTGGACAAAAGGGAAGTCTTTGCACTTCTCTTTTTTATTAGAAAATATTACATTTCCACCATAGTGGATAAAATGTATGCTATAAGAGAAAGTAGAGCATACTAAAGCAAAAGGTGGAAAAATGAGAATAGAAATATTATTGAAAGAGATCAGAGTTAAAAAGCGGATATAGTCTAGAAAAATTGTCAAAAGCAACAGGCATATCTAGCTCACATTTGAATTATATAGAACGAAATGAAAAAGAACCGTCTTTAAGTAATGCAATAATAATAGCACAAGCATTAAATGTAGATATAAAAGAATTATATAGAATAGTACCTTAAAAGTACTATTTTATTTTTTTCGTATATGAAATTGGTACTTTCGTAAAATATCCACCATAGTGGATGAGATTAAATATATTTATACTGCAGAAAAGAAAAAGGAGAGGTAGTATGGATGTAGTAGAAAATGAAATAATTAAAGAACTAAATTATATTGATGAGAAAAAGTATCAACAGTTTAAGAAAAAAATGGGGAAAAAGGGGGATTATTTTAGTTTTAAAGAACTTGAAATATTACAAAAAATGTAAATGTTTTTTAGCGTAATTTTAGCGTAAATTAATACAAAAAACTTACTATAAAATGATAATATATGCTAGTCAATGTTGTGTGATGAAATGTTAGAGTATCAAGCAATACAGACACTTTTATATATGTCCCCAATATTGCTTAGATACTCCTTCCGACCTGGTGGCCCGAGTTCGATTCTCGGTACCCGCTCCATAAGATAAAATCGTCGCACTAAAGCGATGTTAATGATTAAATCAATCTGAAAAGATTGATTTTTTTGTGCGTTATTGCAAAGAAAGGTGTGATGTGATATGATTAAAATAATTAAAAAGAAAATCAATATGAGTGATGAACTCAAAGCCAAAATTAATTGGTCTTGCAAATTTAATAATAGACCCTACCAGATTATTGAGGGTCACCTAAGAATTGTGGAACATACAAATTTAGCATATGTTGAGCCACATAAAGTAATTATTGGAGATACACTATATTTATTCTTCAATGAACAAAAACATTTTTATATTGGGAATTTAAAGAAGAAAATCCCTATTGCTGATTTATCAGAATACATAGCAAGGCATTAATTAATTGAGAGTTTATATACTCCCATAATATTGGTTTATTTTGTCGTGTAAATAATCAATATAAAGTATAAGGTGTCTTGTTATGTGACACCTTTTTTGGTGCCTTTCATTAAAAGAAAAGGAGGAAAAATTATGAATAATGAAAGGATGATTGCAGCAGTTTATATTCGTGTCAGCACAGAGGATCAGGCACGAGAAGGATTTTCTTTAGGAGAACAAAAAGAAAAGTTATTACAACTCTGTGCATTTAAAGGTTATGAAGTATTTAAGGTTTATGAAGATGCAGGAATATCTGCAAAAGATATGGAACATAGACCAGCATTTCAAGAGATGCTACAAGATATGAGAGACGGAAAAATTAATTATATTGTAGCCTACAAATTAGATAGAGTTACTCGTTCAGTTCGTGATTTAGAAGAACTTATATCACAATTAGAAAAATATAATTGCTATTTAGTTTGTGATAGAGATGATGTTAATACTTCTACCGCTAATGGAAGATTTTTTGTAAG